ACTGAATACCTGGGAAACGTTTTTCTACTTCTTGAAAAGCACAAGCAAATTCTGCCATACTTTCCTATGTCTGACTAGTTAAATCGTAACTAAGTCCGTGTAATTTCCCGTCTTCTCCCTTCATCTATATATGAAAACAATAGTTAGGGTTATCATTCATAGTGAATACTTCGTCTTCCATAATTTTATATTAGCGTTTCCATTTCTTTGCATTCTAAGCAAATATGGCACGTTTTCTAGTAAGAGGATTTTTACTATGTGTTAATTCTTCTGTTGTTTTACCAGTACGCTTTTTAGTAGCATTAAATTTACCACGATTGGCTGGTTTAATTCTTATTTTGCCGTCTTTGTATTCTGGAAGTTTTCCATCACTAAATGGAATCAGTGGGCCTAATATAGGATGTTTCTGTATCTTTGTATACATGTTTGCTATTGGATCTAAGAATATATCATATAAAAATCCCATCGGATTATCAGAATATCCCCAATTCCTTGCCATTCTATCTGCATCCTACATCTTCCATGCTCTAGACGCGCCACGAGTCTATTCGTTAGCTTCACGCCAACGTTTGTACATCTCTGCTTTCTCCTTAAGGCGTCTCTCTGCCAACTAATCTCCAACAAGTCTAACGGCTTTCATTCCTACAAGCATGGACATTAATGGGTCTTCTCCGCTCATGCCCTGTTCGTGAGAAGCATTCTGAGCCGCCTATTTTACTTCTTCGTCAGTAAGCTATCTCTGTTCTCCCATAGGAAGTTCTCCTTCGTAATATCCGGGAAGTTTGCCATTCTTATATTCATCGGCTTGTATTCCTGCGTATAGAAGCATTCCTATAGTAGGCACACTTGTTGCTGCCTGTTTAAATGGAAGAATATCTGGCCATTGCCAGTCTATACCTCTAGCATAACCAAGTTGATCTATATATCGTTTAGCTTCTGCTCTAGGCATATCTTTGATGGCTTGATCCAACTCATTCCCAAGTATACCTTTATCAAAATATGTCATTAGTGAGAATGCTCTACGTTCGGCATTTGCTTCTTTTATAGCATTTACCCACGGACGTTCGGCTAAGAAATCTTGCTTGAACGGCATTCCGTATCCTATAGTAGACATCTATGGCACAGTGAGAGGATAATGCTGATCAAACCAATGTCCGGCTATCTCATGACCTAAAACATATCTGAGCTAGTCTCTATTGTTGAGTATATCCTTGTTTATTACTACCTCACCAGAAGGTCCTACATACCCGCCCAAATTGCTGCCACTAAGATCAGCATAACCAAGTTTTATATCGTTTGGATCTATACCAATATGCACTCCGTTTTGTTTAGCATACTTAGGACCAATATGGTTGTTCATAAAGTTAACAACCTCTTTTACTTCTGGATTATTTGTTATAGGAGTTACTTCTTCAGGATGCGCAGAATAATAAGCACCTACTTTGTTTGGATCATTCGTATCAAACTTCTTAGTAGAAGCTTTAGTGGGTTTTAGAGTACGTCTAGCTACTTGTTTTGCTTCTTTTGCACTACCGTTTAGCAATTTACCTGCGGCTCCAATAAGAGCGTCTGTACCAACTTCTATGTAATCACCAAGCGTTCCTCTACCATTGATTATGTTTCTAGCAGCACGTACTTGGTCTTTCACGGTTTTGATGGCATTGTTTACACCTCGTTTGATTGTTGTCAAAAACCATCCTTCGTTGTAATCGGGTTCAGTAGCAGCTTCTGCTTTATCTATAGGAATCTATTTGCGTCCTTGTTGTATTGCTTTAGCTTTTCCTAACTAATACCCAGGCAACTTACCATTAGCATATTTAAACGGAGCGACATCATACTCAACAGGAGTCAACGCTGGTAATGATGGAGATTCCCATATTGGCATATCTGACACCTTTGGCATATTCTCAAATGCTGTATGTGCCTACATAGCACGCTATGCTTCAGCTATAGTAGCATTTCTAGGATCAGCAATAGGTACCGTCTTCTCTTGAGGGATGACAGTAAATACTCTAGTAGCATCTGGTACAGACGTTATAGGTTTGGTTGATTGAACAGGAACTTTATCTATTTTGTATAATTCTGGATTAGCGGCTCTATGCGCGGCCATAGCTTTTTCAAGCGATTTCATACCAGCCATACTTGCATAATATGTTTCTGGTTTATCTTCAAAGTATTTTAACCTCTTTATGCCGTACACGTAATCTTTTAACGATTTCGCTTTTAGCGCCTCTTTGTATCTACTATTCATTAGTCTTACATAATGATGTAGAAAATCGGCACGGCTGTTATACTTAAAATATGTGCTGCCGTTCCAACCAACACCTCCGTAGTTATTTTGCTCTTTCGCGACACGACTTCTTCCGTGATTGGATTCGTGCGCCATCTGATGCATCATATAGTTGTATACTGTATCTGGATCCTCAACACCTTGATATAAAAGTTCTCGATACGTTAATGGCCCCATTGTATCAACAAACACTTCATCAGGAGAAGGTTCTCCGACCTTACCAGGAGCATACCCAGGTAATCCATAGATCTCTCGTACAGATTTACCTTCTTTATACGCTTTGAAGCGTTCCCTAAATTCACTTGGATCTCTATACATAGCTCGGATCTATTCTATTACCGATTATGTTAGCAATGATGTTGGTAATGAAATCATTGCCTTCATCATGCTAAACATATCTCAGTATAAGTTTCAACAATTCATTGTTCTCTCGTGTAAGCTAGAGAAGCTCTTGTTCTTCAGCGCATGTCATAGCTATTAATTATTTCTTGCAACTCTTGCTTTGAGAAAGTGTTTCTTATTAACTCCATAAGAGATTCTTTGTTGTGTAAAATTTGATCATTTAATTTAGAATCACCAATCACTTTCTTATCTACATATCTCCAAACAAATCCTCTATATGTTTTTCGTCCTTTTGCACCTTTACATACTCGTCGTATTGTGGCGGTAGTTTTACAACCGAAGCTCTAAGATGCTTCAGACAAACTATTCCAAATTTTTATTAGTTTGCCGTCTGTTGTGTATTGTGCTACTCTTATTCCAGATGTCCGCCTTAACTTTTCTTTTCTGGTGCCGTAATTGTTATTATATTCAACACTACACCATTCAAGATTATTGAGATTGTTATTAGAAGGATTCTCATCCTTGTGATTAACACAAGGTAGATTATTTGGATTTTCCAAAAACGCCTCAGCAACTAAACGATGTCCTTTTTTAATGAGAGTATTTCCTGAGGATATCTATAATGTATATGTAATATAACCAAGAGTGTCTTTATATCCTTTTAACATGCGTTCTTTATAGTATACAACATGTCCATCTGGATATTTGCTATTTGGTTTAACTTCAGTGTAATGTTCATTCCTACGAACATTTCCTAAATTGGACACAGAGTATTTCTGGTTTGTCCCTTCAATAGTTTTCCAAATTTCCATAATAAATTAAATTAACGTTCGCCAGAGACACGATTTTTGAGCGCGGTGCGCGCTTTAATCTTTTCTCTCTCCAATGCAGCTTCATCTTTAGCTTTCTGTAGCTTCATCTCGTGGTCCATCCTCTCTCTTTCGAGCTAGATTTTCTTATCTTCGATTTCTCGTTTTTGTCTGGACTCGTATTTTTTGACATATGCATCTTGCGCAATCTTTTGCTGCTGTAAAGCTTGATTGCCAATTTCAACCATGTCGATTTCTCCGTTTCCATTTACATCCTTCTCTTCTGTACCACGATATGCACTAATCTCAGCTACTGCGATCTTAGTCTGGTTATCAGCATCGATCTTATAACGCTCAAGTTCCATCTTAGCTTCCTCAAGCATAAGCTCTTGTTCACGAGCTTCATTCTGCATCTGTTGCAGTTGTACTGCTTGCTGTTGCTCAGCTTCTTGCTGTTGACGCATAAGATCATCCTGACGTTGCTGCATCTCTTGTAGCTTCTGCTTAATAATGTTGAAGTTGTCGTTTGTAAGTACCTCAGCGGCCTCTAAGAGGCTGGCTCCATTCTGCATAGCCGGCTGAATAAGCTGCTGCAACTTCTAAATGTTCTCCATGTCTTTAGAAGTGTCGCTTACAAACACATCCATATCTTCGTAGTAGAACTTGTCTTGAATATCTATATAAGCTCGTTCACCGTTGTCGAAGATATAGCTAAGCTTCTTCTTACCTGTTTGTGCCCATACACCCTTAGCTGTATTCAACAGCATATTGAGTACATGGCGCTTACACTGGTTGTGTGCCCAGAACAAAGGTTCTGTAATGTGAGAAGACTGTACAACACTTCGCTCTACATTACCTACAAGTTCATTAGAACTAATGGCACCTTCACGCTGTTCTGTAATACCTGAAATAGTTCCTGCTAGTTGTTCGATCTTGTCCATCAGCTGAATGTATTCAGCGATTACGTTCGACATAGTAAGATCGAGAGCAGTGATCTAATTAAATGTAGCAGGCTTTCCGCCTTCTCTACCTGCGATGTTCCAACCTTCTTCATACGGGTTGATAAAGTTTACACCTACAGAAGACAAGTAGTGCATCCATCTGTCAGGGGTAATATTCATAGACTTAGGAATCTGTGTGATATCCATATTGACTACCTTACCCTTATCACGAGCGATAGCCAATTCAAGTCTATACCACAGTACAATATACATGTACTGCAATGGTTTTAGAATACTGACAAGAGAGCGTGGCCTACTGTTGGTAGCTGAGTAGACACATCCGCAATACGGAAGCTTTTGAGAATTAGGGTTATCAATTGATACATGCTGGTACTCAATAGGCTGAATGCCAAAATAAAGATCAGATCCTGCACGGTATCCTTCCCAAACCTCTATAATCCAGTCTTGTTCAACTGATATCTCCTGTCCCGTCTTCTTATAAGACTCGTCCATAATCTCTACTTGAGCTTGTCCTGCTTCATCGAAGTATGTTACATAATATATTTTCTTGAAAGACTTCCAGCAGCAGTGCCATACATTGATTGCAAACCGAGTCTTCGTATCAGTAAATGGTTCATCATATATTCTCATCTAGATACCGCCTCCGAAATTATCTACAGGACCTCTATCTCCCATATCTCTGGTCATCTTACCGTTGACCATCTCGTTCAGCTTATCTAGATCTTTTTCTGTAAGTTTGTCGTAATATCTATCGTATACCTCAGCAACAGGCAACCTCATCTTACGACAGCACCAAGATCCATCTTCTATAAACTCTAGTCCAGGTGCCTTATCAAAATCGAACTCTTCTGGGTTAACTCTCTCCATATAAGGCTCGCTGTTCTGTACACCTACATAGTATATCTCAGTAGCAGCAATAAGAGCGTCTTTCCAACCCTTGATGAATTCGTGGTCGATATTTAGTTTTTCTCTTAAATAAGTAAGGGTATGATATGCTGTGTTTTCTATAACGTCTTTATAATCCTTTTGCATATACTTAGCGATAGCTTCAGGGGGCATAATCTCACCAGACTGTAACTACTGCTAGAATTGCTGAGCTTCCTCAGGACTCATCTGTGAAGTAATAGATGCCATAATATATTGGATGAGCATCTCTTTCTCTCTATCCATAAGCTCTGAAGCGGCTTCCTGCGACGTTCTCACTACCCTGAAGTTCATTGGCCTCTTTGTCTCTTCACCTATAAGGAGGTCTACCTTAGGCCTAATTATATTGAAATCTTGAGGAGTAGCGGGGAACCCATCTTCTACCTTAAATGGGTTCGTAATGCGTTTGAAGTCCTTCTCATCAAAAATAGAATTATAAAGGTTATAGTAGGTTTGTATCTCTCCGAACCTCGTCTTGGTCATACCTCCGGACGTTACGTTTCCCTCACCAATAATCCAGTTAACACAATCATGTTGCCACTGTTCGTCTTTCTTCTTCAGTGAAAGCTTTTGCTGGGGAAACGATATATTATATAAATTATCGTCTACTCTAACCATATGTTAAAAGCTAAATACAGGTATATCATCTTGTACTACTTCATCAGCATCCCAATATCGCTAGCTGAATAATGGTAGTTCGAAGAGTTCAACCTATCTGTTTTGTTCTTTTGCAGCGGACACTTTAACCTAGTATAGTTCTTCTCTATATATCATAACCATGCACATAGCTATCACACGGTCTACGTTCTTTACACCATCTGTTTCTATGAGTTCCTCTATTAAAGGTTCGCTGTATATTCTTTCTAGGTTAGGGTGGCCTGGTTCATATTCTTCCATTAGCCATTCGAGGATTAACCCTTCCCCGTATGCCCTAATCTATTTTGTCATGTGACAGCCTTTACGGCGCTGTACTTTACTATCTTTAAAGATCTCCGTAATTATCTTGTCAGGTTGATCAGCAAGAAGATAGTCGCAATGCTTGTTAGTGAAGTAAGGGTAAATACCCTTACGTTCATTCTCAAATAACAAGCGCGCATTATAGAACACTAGTAGTTTCCTAACGTTCTCGTAATACTCTTCTGCTGTATCTGGTCTACCTGTATACTCGGCTACTATTACATCTGTCCAAGCTTCTCCTGCTCTAACCCTTTTAAAAATGAACGTCGATCCGAGCGAGTTAGTGAACGACTCGTCATGATCATCAATGTGTTATCGTAGAGCTTTTTATCTCTACTTCTACATGTCCCCATGTAGTTCAGCGTACATCATCACTATATAGTGTCGGGCACTCTTGGGAAGATTATATTTATTCACTTCCTACGCGTTACACTGTCTTACTGCCTTTCGCAATCAGTAAGATTAGCACGGTGTTATCTGTTCTAGACTTTCGCCGTTTTTGCCCGATTTTAGACCCGCTGATGCGTTAACGGGTCGCAACCGCCAATGTATAGTCCGAAGGGAGGTTCGGGGATTGGGTATTCCCAGATAACTACTGATCCTCTTTGTTTATCATCTTTCTTTAGGGGGTACGTTGTTATATCTCCTGTCTTCTTTTCAACAGCCTATACTTGACCGTTACCATCCCACAAGAGATCAACAACATGTTTCATGTTTTTGAGCTTTGTATTCGTGCGTATTCTGGTTAGCTGGTCCATTAGAAGCTTCTTTGGAAATATGTTCTTACCGAGCTCCAAACAGGCCTCTGCAGGCTTCATAGGACGCTCAGATATAAATCTATCAATAGTTTCCTAAGTAGCACCACCGTTACGTACTTTATTACGCTCATCTATCAATCTTTCAATGGCAGCTTCTTTTAAGCTGTTGCCATCTTTGTCTATATATAGACCGTCTTCACTTTCTAGATTCCAATATGATGGAGAGAAGAAACCACAATTAGTGCCTTCAGCATTGTCATCCCATATATTAGGAAAGCTAAGTACGTTGAAGGCATCGGGGTGATAGAACATGTTCTTTAGTCCATCAAATGCTGCGCCCTCAGTACCACCTGTGCCAAATGCTACAAGTAGACCAAACGCTACACCATCGTCAGTTTCTACTGCAGGACGTTCAATCTGCCACGCTGTTTCTAATCCAGGGAACTTACCGCCCTCCTCAAATAGTACAAGTTTGCCACGAGTACCACGAAGACGTTCCGGGTCGTTCTTTAGAGTAATACCAGTAATAGCAGATAAGTAACCTTGTTCAGTCTCTTTACCAAACTCATCCTTTACCTTAAAACCTGATACCCGCTCCATTCTAGTAGCGGTAAGTCGTTGTTTCGACCAGGCCGTGTTTTTATCTACGAAATCCATGATTTGCCAGGCTTTCGTAAGGATTCCATCTCCGACTAGAAACTTCTACTCAGAAGCTACTGCGAAATTCTTTGATCCTGGGATAAGTTCGTAGTTTCTAACTAACATGCTAGCCCCTTTAAAGCTATAACCTCTTTGTCTGCACTTGAGGACTGCCATGTGTTTACCTGACTGTTCTGCTTCTTCTATCGCATGAAAATAATAATAATCTCCATCCCAGAAGGATGGGAAAGTGAATATACGTTCTCTCTTGGTGCGTTCTACACCGTATCTATCAATATACTATTCCTAGACAAGTTTCATGATAGGGCAATAGTTTAAATAGAAGTAATGATATCCAGTGATAGCATCGCCATCATCAGATACAAATCCATTTAAACAACGCTAGGTCTCCCGCTCCCAGTATTGGATGTAATCGGTAGTTCCCCTGGGAGCGAGAGTATAACAACCATGTTCTTTGAAAAATATGGCTGCCTAACGAAATTTGTCTGTATTAGTAATCTTCTTGTTGAAGTCTACCATTATATCTTAATTACTGATTTTCAAGCATCTATATTAAGCGCTTGAGTGTATCTGCTGTCAATTCCACATTTTCTCCGTTTGCAGAAAGTGTAAGTTTTCCTCCACTACATACTATATTTGGAGAAACTAATGATATAGTTGCTTCTGCGTTTACTATAACAGTACCGCCATGTCCGTTTTCAGACGAAGAAAGCTATATGTTTGCTGAATCTCCGTTTACACTTCTGACTTTATTTGTCTTTATCTCAGAATTAGTTTCTATTGCTCCCACACGTAGCACATTATCGCTACTAGAATATTGCATAT